ATCATGTTCAATATTAAATTTAGCATGGTGATCGTAAGCCCAGATATTGATTAGAGTTTTTTTCATAAGTTTTTCTTTCTACTGTTAAAATGTGGCGGAACTATGTCCCGCCACAAAAGATTTAAGTATTAAGCTCCTGGTGAAGCGAAGATACCTCTATAGTCAGATACGCCAAAAACATATCTTTCTCTAGCTTTGTATCTAACATTCCCAGTATCAAAATCACCTTCCATCTTAGTAGATAGAGGTGTTCTTTGGAAATGTTTCATACCATTTGGCACGTCTGTAATAATGTAAAATGCATCAGTATCTGTAACATAATTGTTAACAGAGTAACCTTGAGGAATCATCCCCATAGATTTGATTGCATTGATATCATTATCAGCAGTTCCAACTCTACCAGCAGACTTCATAAGTCTTTCAGCTGTGAATTGTAGTGCAGATGGGATAATCATCTTCATACCCTTAGCAGCGATTTTTAAACCTCTTTCATCAGTCATCGCAGCGATATCAATCAATGCTTGTTCTAATGAAGTTTCGTTTAAATCCGCAGCAGTTGCTAGTGTGTTAGACACAACTCCAGCAATTGTTGGGTGATCAGTGTTAAATAATGAAACACCATCACCAGATTCGAAAGTTCCAAATCCGTTATTAAGTGGGTTCACTGATTTAACTTGCTTAGTTTGAGCCATAGATCTTGCTAAAGCTTTAGTGTATCTAGAAGCCAGTCTATCATATAGATTGTCCTCAATTGCTTCCTCAGTGATAGCAAAAGCGAGAGCAATAGTCTCGTTAGTGTATCTAGCTGTGAAAGTTTCTTGAGCATTGTCATATACAACACCTGAACCTTCCGGTTTTACTTGTGCTTGTGCAAAACCACTCAACATTACTTCTTCTTCAAAAGCTCTGTCAGATGACTCTGTAGTATAAATATCAGCTGACTGATTTTCATACGTTTTGTACTCCAGGCCGAATAAAGCATTCAATCCTGGCTCTAACTCTTTTACGAGTTGGTTTCTTGATATAGCCATAATTTATCTCCTTATATACCTACTATGTTATTTCCTAAGATATGTTCATTGATCATAACTCTAAGAGCAAAGCCCTCTTCTGTTATGTCCGAATGATCAGGATCTCTAGAAACACCTAGTATTTTTAATTGAGCCGTATCTACTGCCGTTGTTGCTGATATCTTTGATAAAGAATTGAACAACGGAGCACCTCCGTTTGCGGTAACTTGGTCTGCTTCTAAGCCTACTTCATTCTGATTGAATGCAGTATCTGCTGACATTACTTCAAACATTTGTTGCGGATTATCATTGATAAGTGCAACTATATCTGTAGCAGTGTTAGACGCTGGCGAATAGTTCGACCATGTTGGTTTGTTAGTTGTCGCAGCTGTATAAAATACACCATTAAGCACGCCGAGGTTATTAACCCCGCCGTTAGCAGCAGTAAGAACAACTCCATCAGTAGTTAAAATTGTCAAAGCGCTATGACAAATTAAAGCTGAAGAAGCGGCTACTTGCCACTCACTTAAACCGGCATTATTATACGACTGTCCAACCATCTTAATGGGTCTGAATCCAAACCCGGTTGTGTTAGTGTTAGCCATATTATTATCTCCTTAGTGAACCTGCCTCGAAAGGCCTCCAGTTCGATTTATAAAATTTCGTTGGTTTAAAGTAAATTACTTTTTGCCACCGAAGGTTGTACGAGACTGTCTATCAATATCGATAGGCATTCCCCTATGCTGTTCCTTCATAAGATCGTTGTCGATTGCACGTTGTTGATCACCAGCTTCTTTAGCATAATAATCTTGTCGTTGTCTTGCGATCTCTTCCGGTACCCTTGTCAGCACAAGGCCTCCGTGCCCGATTACCCCTGCGTATTTGCCATCCATGATTGCGGGAAAGTCCTCACTAGGATATTCGTCTGCTCTCACTAATTCATAACCAGACCTTAAGCGTCCTTGTATGTTTTTAGTGTCGGCGAACCCCATGATTTCTATTCTGACCCATCTGTGTCTGAATCCTTCTGGCGCGTTGGGCGTATCTAAGTACGATGGTGGAGTCCAAGGTTTTAAAGCAGCTTTGGGTTTAATCGTAGATGCTTGTGATACTACTTTTGTAACATCACCTATACTTTGGCTCGCACGAGTTGGTTTTTTGTTTATCATATGCCTATACCTCCTTCGTGATTATAAGTTGTTTCGCATACTCTTCTAGTGGCACACCTAGCTTTCTAGCTATTATTACCTGTGTTGGTGTGAGCTTCACAGTTCTGCGACCAGTCTTTAAACTACGCGTCGCAGAGGCGACGTTTTGTGTAGGTTTACTAATCTGTTGTTCTACCTTACCAAATTTATGGGGGAATTCAAGTCTTATTCTCTTATCCACCTCTAAATAATATTCATCAGATTGAGGGTCCATACCCTCTTCCTCAGTAAGTTTTCTATGTAGGTCAAATGCCGTATAAGTCATAGCATTATCCTTACCAAACCAGTCATTTTCATCAGCCCATGCTTCCGCCTTAGGATCTTTTACAGGTGCTTGTTGCCTTACTGGTTGTTGATATAATGTAGGTCTCTCATTCGCTGCGCTATCTTGCATAGCATGTTGAGATTTAATTTCAGCTAATTTAGCCTGTTCATACCCTAATTGAGAAATAGCAGTTAATGCTTCTACTTCTGATTTAGAATCTTCATTTATTCTAGCTGAAGATAATTTAGCTTGAGCTGCAGATAATGAAGATGTAATTCTACCTTCCATCTCACTGGCATAATTTCTATCTAAACCAGTAGCGGTAGCTTCATATCTATCTCTCTCACTTTTAATACGAGTTGCATAAGACATAGCTTCATCTTTTTGTCTTTCTGCTTCACGCATTTTTTTGGTTAATTTTGCTATTCTTTTCTTAACGCCTTCAGAGTACTCTTCAACGTCCTTAGAGTTATCTTTTTGTTTATCAACCCCATCTCCAGAAGTTTTCTGTACAACTTCTCCTCCGTCGTTCTTGTCATCTCGAAAAACAGACTGCTCGTCAGATTTCTCAGATGAGTTATCGGGCTCATTATCGTATGTAATATTTGCTTCATTCTTTTTTACCTCGTTTTCATATGTTTTATCGTTTTCGTTTTCTACTTCTGGCAGTTCAACTGTTGCACCCGGTCCGGTTACATCTAATTCAACTGTTTTGTCATTTTCTGTTTGTGGCATAGTTTCTCCTATGGTTAAAATTCGTGGTATATATCTTTAGGGTTATCCACGGTCGCTAAAACTTCATCATCATTGAGAAGTCTTATCTCACCCCCATCTATCTTAATTCGTGATCCGGCGTATCTTGCAAAGATAATCCAATCACCTTTTTTACACCAAGGACCTTCTGGGTATCTATCTTTGTCGTAGCAGTGTGGTCCCATGTCTAAAACTAAACCGCAAGTCGATGCTACTTGTGATCTTTCTACTGTTTCGTCAGCTAAGATAATTCCGCCTTTCGTTTTTTCTTTTTGTTTAAAAGGTAGAACTAAAATTCTCCAACCCGTAGGTTTAGGTGTCTTTCCAATTTCTTCTGATTTTTTTTCTGTTGATTTTAAACCAACTAGGGTCTTATCTGGTAACTCAATTTTTGGGCTTTGAGTTGATGTTAATAATTGTGCCGTCTTGTTCATATTGCTCCTTTTTGTTTAGCAGGCTGGATATTTCCTGACTTAAATATTGATACGTTCGTATCTGTCCTAACATATACTGATATTTCTCCATACTGTCAACCCCACCTGAGGCCATAGCTGAGATAGTATCATCGTGTCTCATCTTAATTATCTTTCTTATTTTATCTATAAAGTGGTCTTCTTCCATAATTACCTTTCTATTTTTTTGCTATTTTATCTTTATTGGGTCCCTTTTTTATCACATAATCTTGAGTTCCGCTAGCCCCTGTTTCTACTTCTTTTTTCAAGTGTCTAAACAAACTCATCTCTTTTATCTTTCTATAATGGTCTTTTAAAAAGGCTTCAATATCTTTAGTATCTCTCATTAACAATTCCATTTTCTAAGTGATTTAGATAATCTATCTTCACCCGTATTATTACTAGCTTTTTGTCTTTTTCGCATACCGGTCATACGCGCGCAGAAAGAAGATCTACGTTTAGCGTCTTTAGAACCTTTTTTTAATTTTGAGGGTTTAGTGGTAACGGCTGTCTTTAATTTAGAACCAGGGTTCGCGGCTCTGTAAGATGCAACACCTTTTGCATTCAATCCAC